CAATTACAGGATTAGGGTATGATTTCTATCTTCTTGAATTGTGCGAAGTATGGGTGATGGCGGTAATTCCATCGCGTGCCAGGGGGAACGAAAAGTGTGCAGGTGTCAAAAATGGATTTGTCAAAAATGAATTGTGAAGGATTATCTAGGTTTTCTTCATATCCTTCATCATTTATATATGATATATCTTCCGGTTTTTTTATACGAATGTATATTGACTGCAGGGCACTGCAGCCTTTGAATGCCCAATTATCTATATCTGTCACGGAGTCAGGGATGTCAATAGACTGCAGTGAGCTGCAGCCAGAGAATGCGCCCAATACTATTTCTGTCACGGAGTCAGGGATGTTAATTGACTGCAGTGCGCTGCAGTCTTCGAATGCCCAAATTCCTATTGTTGTCACGGAGTCAGGGATGTTAATTGGCTGCAGTTCCAGAATGCTGACTCTCCTATTTTTGTCACGGAGTCAGGGATGTCTATTGACTGCAGGGCGCTGCAGAAAGAGAATGCGTATTCTCCTATTGTAGTCACGGAGCCGGGGATGTCAATTGATTGCAGGGCGCTGCAGCCATAGAATGCTCCATCTCTTATTTCTGTCACGGAGTTTGGAATGAAAAATATAGTTTCCTGTTTTCCTTCGGGATACTTAATGAGCGTATGTTTTTGTTTGTCGTACAGAATACCTGCTTCTGAACAATAGGATTTATTTTCGGGGCTAACTGAAATTGACTGCAGTGATCTGCAGTCGTCGAATGCTGAATCTCCTATTTTTGTCACGGAGACTGGGATGTTAATTGACTGAAGGGCGCTGCAGTCACTGAATGCGCCATTTCCTATTGTTATTACGGAGCTGGGGATGTTTATTGACTGCAGGGCGCTGCAGCCACAGAATGCGGCATCTCCTATTTTTGTCACGGAGTCAGGGATGTCTATTGACTGCAGGGCGCTGCAGCCTTCGAATGCATCTTCTCCTATTGTTATCACGGATTCAGGAATGACAAATAGAGATTCCTGTTTTCCTTCGGGATACTTAATGAGCGTATGTTTTTGTTTGTCGTACAGAATATCTGCTTCAGAACTAAAATTATTATTATCTGGGCTAACTGTAATTGACTGCAGTTCTAAGCAGCCAAGGAATGCGCCATTTCCTATCGATGTAACGGAGTTTGGTATGACTACTGACTGAAGTTCGCTGCAGCCAAGGAATGCGCCATCTCCTATTTTTGTCACGGAGTCAGGGATGTCTATTAACTGCAGTGCGCTGCAGCCATAGAATGCTTCTTCTCCTATTTCTGTCACGGAGTCATGGATGTCAATGGACTGCAGGTCGCTGCAGGTTTCGAATGCGCGATATCCTATTGTTGTCACTGTGTCTGGGATGACAACTTCTTTAACTGCTTTTGTTAAACCGGTTACCGTTTTTCCGTCTGGGCTGAGTTTAAGATAAGGGTGTTCCATGACTCTCTATATTATTATGACTTAGACAACGTATTGTTATCACAATGTTGGCGCAAAGATAATAATATATTTTAGAACCAGTATCCTCCCGAAGATTTTTTGTTTTCAAAAATTTTCGGGCTGTAGAGTTCAGCGACTTTCGAGCTGTGCCATTCCGGGAAAACATCGGCGTGTTCGCGTATGATGTTTACGAGGTCGAAATATGCTTGTGTATGGACCTGCATGTCCGATACGAGCATGAGTTCCAACGATTGCAGGGAACGTACTACATGCAGCATGAGCGGATTGCAGTTCGTTAGCTGGAAGAGTGCCTTCTCACGGAACACATTCATTTGTTCGTGTGAGAAGTACGTATCCGCAAGCACGGTCTCGATTTTAATGAGCCGTGCGCGTAGCGCCTGGTACTCTGCCCACAAGTGTTCACGGATCGCCAATCTTCTGCACAGCGAGAGATTAGGAAAGAGCGTTGCCGCGAAGAAGGAATGTTGTTCAGACGACAGCCATTGAGTGACTTGTGGCAGCCGTGTCAGGAGGAGTTCGATAGCGTTGTCTCGTTCCCGTTCCAACGAGGCAAGCAGTCTATCGACACGGTCTTTCGATGCCGGCGCTACGTTCTGGTTGCTGACAATACCAAACCCGTTTGGAGTCAGCACAATATCTAGCGTAGGGATAGCAGCGAGCAAGGCGTGGTTTACCACGACTTTAGCGAGCAAGGGCTTTAGCACGTTGCTATCATCCAATCCGGCAATCGTGTTGAACGTCGTTTCCGACGTGAACGTCAGCTTCACCCATTCCTCGGACGTTTCGATGAATGGAGTAAGCTTATCTAAAACTGTCTGTTCCCCTTCCACCGTCACAAAGAAGTTCGGTAGGAAACTTCGCAGTTGGCTTTCATTAGAGATTATTGTCATGGGTATATATCTATTTTTGGTTTATTTGGGAAATGGCGTATTGCGTTCATTCCTCAGACTCCGGTTTCTTTTCCTTTTTATTTGGCGTCACCAACTTTGCGTCCCTATTCTCATCCAGAGTCGAGAGCATGATAAACGGGCAGTCCGGACGCACGCCCTGCCATCCGTTGTATCGTATGATGATACGATGCACGGTGAAGAGCAGGTCGTGATACGGTTTTTGCAGCGCCTGTGCAATCGTATACAGCTCCCGCTTGTCCGAGCCTGAGTTGTTCGATTGTGATTTGCCCGGCACCGAACCTACGAGGTTCGAGTGTACGCGCATGGTGAAGCAGAACATGTTCACCGCCTCGATGATGTCCGTGGACCAGTCCCCACCCTCTTTGTCCGTTTCCACCTTGTTGATGACCACATCATGCTGTTCGTTTCCATCCGGGGCGACATAGAAAGTAGAGAAGAGCGCCTTTCCACTGTTCTCCATCCCAGTCAGGAAGTCGATGATCTTCTGTTTCTCCTCCGCCACCCTCTCTTGCTGTTTTTTTCTGTCCGTTATCGCCTCCGCTTTGAAGATAGCATCCCAATAGCGGTTGGCAATCTCTATATGGTATTTGATGGGAGCCGAATTTTTCAGTTTCGCCTCCTTCGCCATGCCGATGAGCTTCTTGATATTATGCCAATTCCCTTTGAACAGCGCAGCGTAGTAAGGAATGGGATAATACGTGCTGTCCGGTGTCGGCACGCGGCTCACCACAGCAAACTTCCGCACTTTGCTTTTCTTCTCCTTCATCCGTTGGCGCAGGTCATCCCATGGTGACATCATATCCAGCAGTTCAATTTTCTCGATAGCGTCACGATAGTTCGACTTCCTCCAGTTCGCATAGAAGATGTACGGTATATGCCCGTTTTTATCCGCTTCGGCAAAACGGCAGTAGCACGCCTCCTTTCGGAGCAGCCGTACAATCTTCGAGCCGTCGGCATTCAGGATAATCACCGACACGGCAAAAGCAAAATGTTTGAAGTCCTGGCATACACCGAGGAAGTAATAAGCGAGGTCGTTGTCCATACAAAAGCCGTCCACCTGCAGTCGTGTTTTGTTGTCCGCCTCCGTCGTGTCATAGACCAAGCCGGAGCCGAAGCACACCTCCGCGTTAAACATCTGACAGGTAGCCAGTGTCTCGTCCGATTCTATCAGTTCGAGGATTTTGTATGGCATTTCGTTGTCGGCACCCCACGGCATATATTTCGTATGGTCGTCGATGGACACCGGTGATATATCGTTCTGCTCCTTGAACACCTCCGACGAGCTTACCGTGAAGGCAGCAGAGGCATTCAGGTCAGGGATAACCTCTACCGAGTTAAAAGATATTTTGTCGTTCATCATTCATATTTCGTTTATACTACATATACACTTCCATACCATTTATTTCAAATATGCAGCACTCCCGACACTGCCTTATCTGATTGCTATCGAGCAGTTTCATCTTTCGTGTCCCTTTATAGTGTTCATACCTGATGCAGATGCACCGTTTCCATTCCTGTATCTCACCGCTCCGTGTCCACAGACGTATGTCCACCGGATCAGGGCGGTTGAGCATCATCCTTGCTGTTGAGATATGTATGTTTTGCATTACCTAAAAATTTAAGTCAGGATAGGAAAAACTATTTAAACTGCGTTCGGAACTCCTCAGAGAAGATGTTACCAGACGGAGAGAAAGCCAGGTGTTGCTTGTCCACCGCAAACTTATAGGAGAACTTCAGCCTGTTTTGTTCTTTGTCACTGTCCGATATTTCAGAAGTGCTGTCCGTAATCAGCACTTCAACTTCCCTGCCATCAGGAGCAGGCAGAGCCACATAATGAGAAGCCACCATCTGACTCAGCCACAGCGCCTCTTCATACTGTAAAGCAGCTGTTTCCACCTCGTATGTCTGTTCCGTCGTCTGGTCATAGAAGACACGGTTGTAGAGACAGTGCGCCTCGCTGCGCTCCACCTTCTGTTTCCGATTAGACACCCCATAAATCTCTGCATGCTCCTTGACATTAAACGCATTTCGGAAGACCAGTTTCAAGTCCGGCACCTCCTCCGTCACATAGAAAGTCATCGCTCTCAACCCTCGATGAACGGTGAAGCACAGCAACCGTCCCTTTTTATCCGGGTAAGCCTGCTCAAAATAAGCAGCTACCGTCGGCACCTCCACCAGGAACTCCATCACCTGCCTGTTCACCGCCGTCACCCTACCCTCTTTCCATCTGAGCACCCTCGGTTTCTTTGCACCCTCCGGCAAGATGAGCGCATCGATATAGTAATCCTCCGCATTGTTCTCTGCCGTGTACCAAGACAGCAGCTGTTTCCCCGTGCGGTGTATGCGGAACGAAGAGCGTGTTGTCAGGAAGTGCGTATATAGGAACTCCTCCGCTTCAGGAATGTCAAACTCCGAGAGCACCACCTCAAAAGCCTGTGACTGTGCGCTCTCTTCATCGTTCTCTATCCGTATCCAGCACGAAGCACAAGCACGACCTTTCAGCCTAATCGCCTCCTCGATGACCGAACGGATGTCATGGAGGAAAAAGTCATGTCCGAAGCCATACAGCACTGTTTCCATCGCTATCTCACTATCCACGACCACCTCCACCTGCACTTTGTCGTTCTCCACCTGCGAAGAGAACTCCACCGACTCCGGCAATTGTGCAGAGAGGTAGAGCGGTTTGAACTGAGTATTGAAGATGAAAGACATGACTTTACGGCAGTTGTATGAGAGCTAAGAGCAGCGTACTCAAAGCTGAGATTAACGACTGCAAAGTTAAGAAACGGGCGGTGGGTGGGAAAAGACAGAAAAAGAAGAAATTTTTGTTGTTAAAGAACCTTTTTTGTGCGTAAGTGAGCAGAATTTCTTATCTTTGTTTTCTGTATGAAAAGTATTAGATTGATAAAGGGAGAATTCGATGAAGTTCTCCACCATCAGTTAGCACCAGGCATTTTCACATTTAACTATAAAAAATTATAATAAACACTTATGAAAGATGTCATCTATATTGAAAAGAAGAATTTCTGTAAGTATCAGAATCTAAACATAGTCGCCTTTTCTCTTGCTTTCGGCGGAGCTATGGGCAGTCCTGGGCAGATATTGGTTGTCACCAAAGAAGGCCTTATCTATAGTATGAATTACGTATATGGTGACATGATCTTCGAAATGTGCTGTGAAGTTTGCCCTCCATTGAAGGATTGCGAATTTGGTGTGCTCGATGTAGAAAGAACGCCAGAAGGATGGAAGGGTGTCCGTTTAGGTATGGGAAATTTCCTAGTCCTTACAGAGCCCATATTTAATCTTCTTAAAGATAAAATTCTCGAAATGCCACCCCATATATTATATGGGAAATGGCTGACCATGGTATTGGAAACCATCCAAAAAAAATAAATCCGATGAGCGGTGGAGCCCATCGGACACTTCAGCAAGTGACAACCCTAATGGCAGGGATTGTCGCAGATGCAGATACGATAGCCGGCTCTTACGAGCTTCGGCAAGTACGTATTAAGGCAATGGCTTGGAAACGCTGTTGACTTGATGCGGTCAGACGTGCTAACCGAGAGCGACAAGCCCAACGCTTCTTGGCAGGCAGTGGCATCATCCTCGACAGCCATGTAGAGATCGCTGCAACGGAAAAGGATGATAGCATCGCCGTACTTTTCTTTGAACTGATTGTACTTCTCTTTGAAGAACTGCATGTAAGAAAACTCTTTCATAATTGTGAAATTTAAGAATTGAACAATAAATGAAAGTGATAGCCCTATGCGAGGGCTACCACTTGTGCTGCTTCAGCATTCTTCTTAGCGCGAGGCTTACGCTCTTTCTTCTTAGGCTCTTCAGCCTTCACCTCCTTCGGCTGTGCCAGGATGTTATCCACGCTGTGGCTCTCAGCAATCTCCTGCGCCGCTTCCTGAACGGCAGCTGCCTTGGCAGCCTTCTCCTCCTTGATGCCCTCAGAGAGCAGTGAGATACTTTTCTTCGAGATAAAGCCCCCTGTGCGCTTCTTCAGCAGGAAGGCAAACCGCATTGCCTTGTATGCGCTCTTGCAGAACGCCGTGGACTTCTCCTCTCCAGTGACGGCTACCGTCCAGACCTTGTTATCACTCTTGATAGACTTCACGATTGATACGAAAATAACTTTTGCTTCCATGATGTTAAAATTTTGAATGTTAAACGATGATGTTGATGTTATTGATTAAGATTGACTGTAAACTTCGATAAAGGTAATGTCTGTCATCAGATCATTAGCGAAACCTTCTGCTACCTTTGTAGCTTCAGCAAATGAATCAGCTTCCACTTCATATTCGTAAGACTCTCCATCCTCCGTATTGACAACCACCTGATAGAAATTGCCCGGATAATAACGCTTGTTATACAACCTGCTGTGGGAGAAGAATGATGTTTGAACGCTGTGTACCATAACTTTTTATTTTTAAATTGTTAGACTTTCATGTTTTGCGCCGGGGCGCTCTTTGTAATTTTTACGTGCAATAAGGAGCAGGCAAGAAGAAGGTATGTAAATGCAAGAGAAGACCTAAAAATTTTCAACCCTTCAGGGCATCAGAGAATTTGGAACAGGAGCAACCGCACCCCAAAATCTTTGAAAACTTTTAGCGTCAAAGCGGACGCGATGCCCTTGCAGCATGCCGCTTGCGCTATCTTTGCAAAGGAAAAATCGAAGAGCAGCACGGCAAGAGCAACACATGTCTGACAATAGAAATGAAAAGGAACGGCACAAGAACAGCGCACACCATTCTCCACCTATAGCATGTTGTGAGCGTAAAGAGACGAAAGGCAATTACTGGCGGCTGTCAACGGCAGGAAGGACAGTCATGAAAAAGAGGTAAGGAAGCAACATTGAAAGAAGCCACATAGCAGGAGGGGCAGCATGAGAAATGAAACAGCCATCCCATCGAAGCCAGTCAAGCATCAAGACATCAACATGTTCAACAGGCAAAATCATCATGGAAAAGCAGATCAAGGCATGTCGTCAACCATGAAGTCAAAAGAGCATAGACGATGGCAAAGGACGGCAGACCACACAGGAAAGGCTACAGAAGCCCCCAGGCATTCCGCGAGTGCACACCAGGCAAGTATGCGTCCGACCTGCCGGAAGCAAGCAGGGCATTACGTCAAGGAAAGCACGCTCTCAGAGGACATCAAGGAAGAAAGGAACTGAAGAAACCAAGAAGCCGGATATGGAGCGGTAAAGGAGAACATAGCGAGAGCAAAGCAGCGGACAGACAGGCACAGCAGGAGGACGTGAAAACAAGAAAGAAAGGAATGTCCACAAGCCCGAACAAGAGAACATGAAAAAGAAGGTCGACGAGTACAAACCCAATATCGAGGTAGGGCATTCTCACTTCTTAGCGTAATCTAACCCAAGAGCAGGCAAGCAGAGATGAAAAAAGTCATCGAATGATATACAAGTGGTAATCAAAGTAAAGGAGTACCTTTTTTGGTACCCCTTTGCAAGGATTAAACAAAGCA